ATGAAACTCACGAACACTGCAATCGACGCATTGGATGCCGGAAAAACCATACGAGACGACGCGGTAAAAGGGCTGCATGTTATCAACAAGAACGGCAGCAAGGGCTTTTATATGTACTACCGGACAAAGCTCGGCGACGAGCGGCGGCCAAAGCTCGGCGTGTATGGGATTATAACACTCGCGCAGGCGCGGGATATGGGCCGTGACATCTTGGCGGAAGTAGCCTTGGGCAACGACCCTAAAGCGGCGAGGGACCGTGAGAAGGGTGAGCCCACCATGGACGCCCTGTTTGATTACTGCATGAAAGAAGTGTGGAACAAAGGGCGCGCTTGGGACAAACAGATAGGGTGGGCTTACAATGCCCATGTTCGATCACGCCTGGGCAAAATGCGTGTGCGGGCGGTGGGCTACCAAGACGTGTTAAACCTTCGCAACACAATGAAGAAGTCACCATACGCGGCGAATCGGATCGTCACCTTCATATCCAAAATGTTGAGCACGGCCGAGCGCTTGGGCTGGCGCGCTGCCGGGTCCAACCCGTGTACCCTGGTTGAGAGATTCCCCGAGCGAAAGAGACGCCGCTACGCAACGCCAGCGGAACTTGTCGCAATATCCAGGCTGCTTGATGCAGAATCCGAAAGAAACCTGCGGTCGGTCGCGTTCATATATTTGATCATGTTCTCAGGCGCTCGGCCTTCCGAGATCGCAAAAGCGTTGCCGTCGCAGATCGAGCGCATAGAGAAGGATGGGTCTGTCCACGGTATCCTGCGGCTGCACGGTAAAACATCGGACAGCACAGGCCACGACAGGGTGGTGTTCCTGCCCCCGCAGGCCATGCGCGTGATAGACAAGCTACCTAAGAACCTCGGAACCATCACAGGCCTTGCGGCGGCGCCTACGGCGTTGTGGGCTCGGATACGTAAGGCTGCGGGTTGCGAAGATTTGTGGGCGCGGGACCTGCGGCGCACATTCGCCACCGTTGGATTTTCAGCGGGGGAGAATGCGGGCATGGTTGGGGAGTTGCTTGGGCACCAGTCCGCGCAGACCACGAAGATATACGCGAAGCTGATGGAGGATCCCGCTATGGCTTCCAGTGCCCGGATCGCTGACCGGATGGAGAAGCTGCTTACTTCTTCACAGCCTCAATAAGAGCCGCCTTCCCCATGGCGCAGTTGTTGTACAGTTCGCCGACCTCAACGAACTTCCTTACAATGGCTGCGCCAGTTTTATTTTCCAGTGGCGTCAGGGGCGGGCAGGGGCTTAACAGGTTCGCCGGTATGTAGTTTGCCCGCGATGGCTTCGTTGATGAGGCGCAACCCGTCATCGTCAACACACTCACGCAGATACACAGCGCGCTCAACAAGCCGCGGGATTCTTTTTTCAATGGTTTTGTAAACGATTTTGCTTTCACCTTTAGATACCTCCAACGCTGCCGATAATTGGTTCATGCCCAGGACGGCCGTTTCAAAATCCTCAAGCGCCACCCGGTCATCCTTCGCCGCTCTTGCCTCGTAGTGGTCCGATGTAACTTTCCAACTGGCCGCAGCGCCAGCCCCGAATATCAGGGCCGCGACCAGTCCATACCACGCTAAAAGTGGCATACGCCAATCTCCTATACTGTGAATGCAACGCCACGGAAAAAGACAAGACCCGCTTCCTCGTCGATCACTTCCAACAACTCGGGCGGCATGAGCTTGCCTTTGTGAAACGTCAACACCGCAAAGCCCGATCGGTGATTGGCCGGGCTGTCTTCAGCGTAGGTGAACTGCGGCCCGAACGGGTGGGCCAGCGTTCCAGTGTCCACCGCGTATCTCGTCCCGTTGTAATCAGTGTATGGCCGGACTTGCAGCGCGTGCAGGTGGCCCGTGACTACGGACGTGCCAGACTTCAACACGTTGTTGTAAGCGGCGTGGATACCGTTGTGCCACCGATGCTTAACCATCGTGTGGCCGTTGACCATGAGCGACATGCCAAACTTCCACCTGGGGAAATGGTCCTTCAGGTTAAAGCCTGGCACGCCCTCGAATTCCGGGACCATGGCTGATAGCTTCGTGTTGAATCGCTGATCGTGGTTGCCCCAATTCCAATGTAGCGCGCCGTTACCCATCGCTTTCTCTATCTCGGCGAGCCTGTCCTGTACAGCTTCGAGTTCCTGCTTAACCGATGGCCGGGCTTCCCACATGATGCGCCCATGCCTTCCGGCCGTAGGCCCGTCGAATGCATCGCCATTGGTGATGTACATGTTGGGCTTCATGCCTTTGATCGCGGACACGGCGGCCCGGTGCGCTGTCGAAACAAGCCCCGGCCAATAGTGCTTGTCAGATCCCACGATGATTACGCCGTTCTCCATTTCCACCTGGACCCGCACGCTATCCGCGGGCATGGTTATTTTCATGTCGGGACTCTGCGGCTTGTCACTGCCGAGCTTTATCTTGCGTTTGTTTTCTATGCGGCGACGGCGGGCGTGCAGATTTCGCTCGCTCACGTCCAGGACTTTCGCCATCTCGGAAATGGAAGGGTGTTTATGCCAGAGTGCTATAAATTCTTCTTCAGAACAGGCAGCGCGCATAGGGTTAGGTACCAGCGGGGTAAAAATAATCGATTGTAGGGGCTTACAATCGCTCGGTTTTTAGGCAATTTCTACGATCTTGGGCGGCTTACCTTCTTTGAATCTGCGCCACCGCCCAACGTACCCGAGAGATTCCATATAGGCATTAAACCGCTTCATTTCCTCGCCGAACGGACCGCGCAGGAATTTCTCAAGCAGCTTGAATTCGTATGTGCCATCGGCATAAAGCTCGACCGCCAATGTGTAGAGCGTCGGGCCGGGGATATTATTTGCGTCTCGATGGACGCGGATATAACCCACTCGGCTGGTGGGTTCGGCCCATTGAAGCGTTAGCTCCGCATCGCGGAAGGCGAACTCGATGGGCTTCAGGACTTCTTGCATGACTCACTTGCAGCTTTGCGCCGAACGACCAGCCCGTAGCAATCGTTCGCACGGACCCGGCAACTCTTGCCTTTGACCGTCTCACGCCACCCGATGAATGAATCACAGGCTGCGGCGTAATCTTCTTCGGTTTTGGCTGCGTTGAACTTCGGGGCGATCTCCCGGCATATCGCACCAGCGCCAGCGTTGTACGACTCCTTTACCAGCGTGTCGTATTCCGATTGCGACAACTGCCCGGTGAGGCATTTCTTGAGGGGTCCTTCGTAATCCGTCTTGATCTCGGATATGAACCGGCGCAGAGCTTTTGGCGGGGTGGTTGTGTCGCCCATCCTGACGCCTTTCGTGCTGCCGAATCCCAGAGTGGGAACGTCGCCAGGGACGGGGATGATGGCCTCGCTGGTGTAGTACTCATCCAACGCCAGCCCAACGGCGCCGGCCGCTGAAAACGCCAGGACTGCTACGGCTGCGCGGAACTTAGTCATCGCCTTTGAACTTGTCCCAAAACTTCTTGAACATCCACGCCACCTGCAACACCGTATATATCGCCGTGCCCCAAAGTATTATGCTCGGCAACAACGCCTGTACTTTCTCGAAAAGGGCGACGACCCAAAGGACGGCCAGTTTTACAGATGGGTGGACGTTGTCGTTCATGACTGAATTACAGAAAAGAGCCGACGCCTGCCGAGTCGTATTTCTGGCAGTTGGTAACAAGGAGGCGCCCGTTTGCAGACGAAGGGGCTACGAAGTTTTGAGCCGTCCCTACGCCGCCGGAAATAAGGGTGCATTTATCCACCGAGATTGTTCCCAGGGCGCCCCAAACATTGAACAGGCTATCAACGCAGCTTGTGGACAGTTGGCACCCGATGAAGCTCAAATTCATTACGCGGGTATCCATGTTGATAATGTTGATGATTCCGTAAGTCGATTGCTCAAACCACGTGCCCGTGATAACGGTGGGGCGAATCCCCGAAGCGGTGGGAATTCCGAAGTCGTAGTTGTTCTTGACGAACACGCCGCCTGATATCGTGTGCCCGTCGTACGATTCGGGGTTCAGGTAGTCCAGCACGATACCCGTGTCGCAGTAGGTCATGCGGGGCTGTTCTATCCGATTCCCCGAGCCGAATAACTGCAAGCCATAGAAGCAGGACGTACACCATATGTTCCTGAAGTGGCAGTCGAAAATCCCAACGCCGGTAGGTTCTGCGTTTCCGCGTATGCCGTATTTCAATTTAGCGAACAGCAGGTTCTCGAAGAAACCCACCGCCGAGTTGTAGTTCGTCAAGGTGGAGCCGCCGAGTATTCCGGTAACAGGGGTGGTCACGGACACGTCTTTGGTGAAATGCAGCTCGCGGAACGTAACCCGGTGGAGCGATTCGTTCGATGTGTCGAGCATTACGCCACCCGCCGAATCAGACGGAAACCATAGTAAGGTGGTGGACGCCATGCTCTCGCCGATAATGCTTACCCCGGCCAGATACCTTATCGTCGCGCCTATCCGGTAGGTGCCTCGGGGAATAAACACTTCCCCGCCGCCAGTGGACTTGACGTGCGCGATCGCCGCGTTAATCGCTGCTGCATCGTCTGTCACGCCATCGCCCACCGCGCCAAACGCCGCGTCCTTCACGCTGACTGTGGCGCCTCCTGAAGATGGAGTCAGGCTTGGGCAGTTCAAAATCGCAAAACCGCCCATGTCCAGGTTCGCGCCCATCTGGTTAGGTCCTGTGCCATCCCTGGATAGCGTGTTTTCGATTGCTACCTGAATGGCGGCGTTGTTCGCTGCGTTCGCAGCCGGTATGTCAATCAACCCGAGCTTCATCTATCTAACTCTCCTTGCTTGTATGCGCCCGAAAGCGGTAAGTGTGTCTGCGCTGAAGGCCGCCGAGGCCACCAGGTAATACGTTGTCGGTGCTGCGATTGAAACGCGCCGAACCGGGACGGACACGCCGAGGTTTATCAAGCCTGGGACAAATGCGCTGGTCGCGTGTGAATCGGAATGGTTCACGTCGGTTGTGTTTGTTGTCGTACTGGAAGAAGCCACCAACGTGGTAATCGATGTTAAAGCCGACGTGAGGAAAACAATAACGCCGCTCAAGTCCCAATCGCCGGGGGTGAGCGTCAAGCTGGTTACGTTTTTGTCCACTGCGGAAGTGAGGCTGACGCCGGGTGTTAGCACCACTGAGCTTAGATATTCTCCGACTTGCCCCGCTGCCGCGTTGTCGTTGGTGGTGGTGCCGCCTATCTCCGTAACCCCTGAAAATGTTTTATTCCCGCCGATAGTTTCGTTACCGGTTAACCCGACCGCGCCGATAGTGGCCCGTGCCGTCGCAGCGTCCGCGTCGTCAAGCAGGGTTTCCATGAACGTTGTCACTTCTACCGCGCCGACAGACACTTTATTCTCCAACCCGTCCGCTGCCGAGTTCCAGCCAATAACGCGCCCCGCCACTGGCTCCGGGAGTTCAAGGGACGCGCCGGAAACATCGGTGTCGGATAGGTGAAACGATCTATCTGTGCGCTCGGAAAGCCGTTGCGCCACCATCGTAAGGCGGTCGTAACCCTTTTCGAGTTCTTCGGCCGGAAGTGGGTCGTTCTCCACCAGGTCGAGTGGCTGCGTTATAGCCGGATCCCGAAGAATCACAATCTCGTCTGCGCTCGCGGGCGCCGTCACGAATTGAACGTTAGTGCCACTGGTGTATGGCGCCGTGCCTGAAAGCGTGTAATGCGTGGTAAGCGTCTTGAGTACGCCGTTCTGATAGACCTTGAGATCCGCCGCAGCCAAAACGTAATACGGAAACGAGAACGACGTTGTCGCTCCGTTCCCCGTGTACTCTTTCCGGTTGGTCGTTGATGTGATAGTCATGATGTGATTATCCCATTATGGTCTGAATATCGCAACCTAGTTGGGTAAAGAATTCAACTCTTCATTTGCGGCTTTCGATAGTTCGATCATGCGGAAATAAAGCGTGTCAATGATCTGGCGCTTCTCATCGCCGGGTATATCGGGGTTCTTGTGGATAAGCCTTATGAGTTTCGAATGCTCGGTTAGCGTCTCCTTCACACCGTCAAGTTGCACCATTGCATTCTTATCGAACGCCATTGTCTTTTCGACAGCTTCAACATCGCCTTCGGCGGCCTTGCGCCGGATTGTCTCGAAAGACTTCTTGCGCTCGCTGTATGTGTCGTAGAAGTCCTGTATCGACTGCGCTGTGCCTGAAGGGTAGCGAACCACGAAAGCCTTTATGACGGGAATATCCGCAAGCGTGGCGGCAGGTTTTTCAGGATCAGGTAACACACCTGATTCACGCAGACCTTTATCCGCAATCTGCAATGCGTATACACCCAGGCCACCGGACCATGCGCGGAGATAGTTCTCAATAAGCACAGGCGTTGTCAGCGCACGGGCCGTGCCGCCGATGAGCGTGTCTTCGTCGGATATTGATTTCTTCTTGAGGCCGGGGAACGACCCAATCAACGCGCCGAGCGCCTTGGTGGTTTCTGTCGTGTAGTCGTTGTACTGATACTCAGGCAGAATGCCCTCCATGTGCGACGGAATGAGCGGGTTGCCCGAGAACAGGCTGCGGTTCGAGAACTGTTCGATGACAGGGGCGGCCGCCGTGGGTATCATATTGGGCAAAAACGCCTGGCTTATCGTATTCTCCATATCCTTGAACGCGTCGGGGTTGTCGTTGAAATACGACTCCATGACCCGTTCAGGTATGCTGCCAAAAATGATCCCCAATTCAAACGGCTTCGGTATCCGGTATACATGCTCGTCAGTCATGATGATCCAGAATAGGTCCTTCTGCCAACGGGGTATCTCGTTCCAGCGGTGGTCGTCCTTGTTCGCCATGTAGAGCAGGATCGAGGGCAGGGTGATGCTCGCACCCGTCTTCACCGTACTGGCGACGGGGTTTTCCTTGAAGGCGCGCACCGTCCTGTCAAGCCCTTGGACATGGGCATTCAGGAAGGCGCTAATCATATTCATGGCCCGCATCTTCGAACCGATGCGGGCGAAGTCAAGGGTTACTTCCCTTGACGCCATGCCTGCGGCCTGTATGTTCGCCTTGGACGTGTCGGTTCCGGCGGCCCTTCTGAACTCCCCGAGCCGCGTGGAATCCTCGATAAGCTCTGAACTGATGCGCAGGATCTCAAGGGGCGACTTCGCCACGTTCCATGCGCGCGACGCTAAACCGGTATCGCCTGACAACTTGAATATATGCTCTTGCAGATAACGCCTATCGACAGCCACGAGTGCCGAGTTTGCGCCACCGGATTTAAGCCAGTTCTGGAAATGCTCGTCCCTCTTCGCAATCGACATGGCGCCCTTCACCATATCGAACACCGGTAGGTACCCGGCTTTGGATAGGACAAACGCGGAAGACTGATCTCGCACAAGATTGCGCATCATGAAGTCGGGGGATAGCACTGATCCGGCCCGAAGCGTTTGCGCCGGTACTGCCAGTATCTTCGTGAGAATCCCCACGGTTTCACTGTCCGCAGCCTTGAACGCCTTCGCCACTTCGGGATCAACTTTGTATAACTTCCGTTTTCCGTTCGTGAACACCGCTATTTCATCCGCGCCGGTGACGGACTTCGCGGCGCTCACGAACTCCCCGAGTTCAGGCGCAGCCTCAGACAAGCCGTGTTGTCTTAGAAATTCTGCGGTCGCGTGGTCTACCGGTGTGGTAGCCTTCAGCGCGATAGAAGTTCCGGGGGCGGTGGCTAGGACGGTGCTTTCGGAGCTTTCGGACGGCACATAAAAATCTTCAGGCCTGCCCGATTTATTCGCCATCTCAATAAACTTAGCGCCTACCGCGTTCCTTTCGGCGAGGGATATGTATAAATACGTGTTTTTTATTATCGATTCGATGGGGTCAACTATGACCCGTTCCGACCCCTTAATTTTCTTAACCGGGTCCTTCGTCGTCAAGCCCCTGCCGGACGTGGTGCCGCCAACCTCCCCGCCGTCTAGCACGCGGAAGAATGGTACGTAATCTTTATTCGCCGCTTTCATTGCTTCAAGCGCTTTGTCGGATATAACGCCCGAGTCTTTAAGATACTCGGCGAGTCGGTTTTGGTAGTCCACCATACCTTTTAATATCGGCTCGTACTTTACGCCCGCAGAATTAACTACCTCTTTGGCCGCAGCTAGATCAATGCCCGACTTGATTCCCCTGCCGTCCAGTTCGAGCGACCTCTTCGCTGCGGCGTAGGCCCGGACAGCATTGAGGTCGTCCTTCACAGGGTCTAGTATGGCTTTTAATGACTCGCCGTTATTGCGGTAGCTATCAAAACGAAATGTCCCGTGTTCCAACATCTGATCTGCCTTGCCAAACGTGCCCCGCGTAAGCCTGGCGAGTTGGTACGGATCCTGACTTGTTGGTAGCTTCCCGTTGGATGCCTCTTTGACCGCTTCCCTTATGGGGTTGAGATCGTCAATTACCATCGTGTAAAGCCGTTCAAAAGATAGCGGGTCTTTTGGGTTGTGCCCCCCGACGCTTATCTTGCCGAGCACGTCATCACGGGCTTTTGCCGTTGAGTCAGAAGCATAATCCACGTCCTCGACGCCTTGTTGCTTGCCTTTGAAACCACTCGACCCTCGCCCTTGCTCCACTACATCTTTTACCGCCAACTCTGAACCAGCGACTTTCAAGTCGGTTACGCCGGCTTTTGCCGGAAAATCGGGGGCTTGCTTTGCGTACGACCGGGGCACCGCTACATTCGTCGCCGCCAGGTCTTGCGCCACGGTCGGATCTTTTTGCACATCGGCCAAGACTTCGTCCGGTTTCCGGCCTGTTTCGCGGTAAACGTCGCGCAGCTTGGCCGACATTTTCATCGACCCCTTTAGCCCACCAACCATGATCGCCGCGTCAATAAAGTCATTCGCGTTCGGCACATGGCCTTCAAGCGCGCTGCCGACCGATACCATCGTTGTAACTTCAGCCCCGAATGTACCCGCCGCTCGCGCGGTAGGAGCCGCAGCCGCCAGTGCCTTGCCCGCCACAGCGCCGGCGCCGCCGGTGGCCGCACCAGTTAACCATCCTTTGGCGGTATCAATGAATATGCCCGAGGCACGGTCCCAAAACTCCCCGAAGGTATTGAATTCGCCTTTGGTGTAAGCATCCATCAGTGTCGCGCGCAAACCGGCGGGCAGGGCGAACGCACCGGCAGCGCCTATCACCGGGCCACCACCTGCCGCCAACGCCGCGCCACCGATCATTGCGGGGAGATCACCCGCCAGCGTTGCCGCGCCGGAAGCAATACGGGACGCCCTGGGCGCGTCGGCGGCCAATGCTTTGTCCGGTGCCTCGCCGCGCGCTACAAGCCCCGTGACGGACATTTGCCAGCCCGCTTCGATGGCTTCCGTGAAAGAGGTAACGGGCTTGGGTTCGCCGCCTTCGGCTGCCGGTTTCTTCGCTTCCACGTGATTGTCGTTAAACATCTTGACGAGCGGCTTTGGATCGAAGGGCGGTTTGCCGAAATAGGTGTCGATCTCGCCGTCGTTAAATCCCGCCTGAGACAGTTCCTTGCGCTTACCCACCGCCCAATCGCCCACTTCTTCATCGGAAAATCCTGCGGCTTTCAGTTCGTCTATTCGTGCCGTGGCTGTCATTTAGACCCCATGCGGGCTAGGTACTGCTCCGGTGTTTCACCCGGCTTGCGGGCGCGGTCTTCCGCCATGAGCGCTGTGGGCTTGCTTCGCAGTCTGTTTGAATACTCAGCCATCGACTGTTGCATGGTTTTCTGGAAACCGGACAACACCTGCGGCTTCCCGAGAAAGTCAGGCTTAGACGGGTCGAACAGGTCGTAAGGATTCTTGCCCGCTTTCCGGTACGCCTCTACTTGCTGGTCAACGTAGAATCCGAACTCATAAACCTGTTGCTTGCCGCTCGCGTCGATCTTGCCCATCATTGGGTTGGACTTGTCGATCTGCGGGGATATACCGCTCATGAAATCGTTGCGCCGCTTCCCGAGCTTTTCCCCCTCCGGTGTTCGCGCGTCGGCGACTTCCTTCCGCAGTCGTGTGAAATCCTCGAAGGACAATTGCTTTTTAATGTATGCATTGTTCAGTTCGGCCTCGTCGGTAATTTTGCGCGGGTCGTCAGTCGGCGCATGAACACGGCTGAACAAGTCGAGCATGACAGACGGGACGGTCTTTATAGGTGCTTCCACCACTTCTTTATTTCGCGTGCGCAGCACATTCAGGAAGTGCTCTTTACTGCCGCCGCCCGTGGGCGCCAGCTTGGAGTTGAGAATCATCTTGGTGGTCAATGTGCCGTTCGCCATTGCCTGTACAATTTCCTCTTGCGTCGCGATCTCCTCTTCCTTGCGCGCCTTTATTTCAAGCGCCTCAACACGGCGGGCCTCGACCTCTTCCGCATTCAGCGCGACATTTGCGTGTCGCTCAAGAATCACGCGCTTGTCGGCGTCAAGAAATTGATCCCACCGGCCGTCGCTTAATTGCTTCAGCGCAAGTTGCGGCGACAAATTTATGACGCCCTGCACGGCGGACATGGCCATCTGCTCTTTGGTCAACCGAAGCAGCGGTTCCCGTTGCGCCGAGGGTATCCGCGAGTACGAGCCATCAGGGTCGTTCAGTGAGCCCAGTGCGGACGCAAGCAACCTGTCGAATTGGGTAGGGTCGTTGACCAGTACGTTACGGTGCGAATCAAGGGTGCTCTGGTATTGCTGCTTGGCGTGTATGCCCGCAAGCTCGCCCCGAACCGCCATTGCCTGCTTAGTGAAATGGCCTTTAAGCTGCCCCGCAGCCTGCCGGAACGTGCGCCTGCCGTTTGCCGTCGTGTAGTTCGCTTCCTGCGCACCTATGTGCGCGTCAAACTCTTCCAGAAACTTATCCGCCCAACCATCGTCCCCCGGCTGCGCCGTGTTGCCGAGCTCAGTCAGCTTGGCTGTCCATTCAGCGTTTATTTCCGCCGCTGCGACATGCGCGTTTGTCACTTCCTCCTGTGATTCGCGCTCCTTTATCATGAGGCCGGCACTGCCTATATCCCGCCCCGCGCCTTGGACAGCCTGGCCGAGCCGGAACATTCCGGGTCCGCCGAAGTCACTCTCCCTTGCACGGCGGCCGGGTATGTCCGCAGCCGCCGAAACGCTTGTCTCGTATTCTTTAATCCGTGGCATCTAAGCTACTCCCCCGGCGCCCATTGACGCGCCCTTCGCGCCCATGTTGATCGCACTACCTATCCCGCCGATGATAGCCGACGCGGCTTCCATCCTACCCTGCTTCATGGCGTTCTCGCCGCTGAAACGTTCGAGCGTGGCTTCGTCCTGAAAACCTATCGCCTTGAGTTCACCCTTGTACTTGATGTTCATTTCATCCAGCTTGGCTTCCGCGGCGCTTGACGCGAGTACGTCCAGCGGTGAACCTTCCATCGCTATTCCCGAAGCGCCATACGCCGCTCGCATCGCGCCTATCTGCCTTCGCGCATTTCGGTTATGCGCGGCCGCATCCCTCGACGCCTGCTGGCGGGATATGGTAGCGTTGCGTTGCGCGATCTGCGCGTTGTACAGCGCCACGTCCTTTTGCGCCTTGGCCTGGCTCATTGCGCCCATGGCCGACATGCCCGCACCCGCCAGTGCAGCCACCACACCTACGGCAATCAATCCCATATCAGGCCCTCACTCTTGAATACATCGCACTCGCGGTTCCGTTCGGGTGGAAGGCTGCCATACAAGGCGCCTCCACTTCAAACCCGAGCGCCTTCGCCCATCGGTGCCCATTTTTGAAATCCACATCAACATACATTTCCAACCTTTTGTATTCAAGCGTGTTTATGTAATATTTTACCAAGTAGTGTATTTCGACGAAGTCCCGTTTAGTCATATCGTCACCGACAAATGACCACATCAATCCCCGCTGTTCCCACAGAGGCGTCACCCCGCCGCACAACACCGGTTTACCCTCCTTTAACAGTGTGAACGCGGTGTCGCCTTCCAAAGATTTAAGCTCGTCGATCTTTATGTAGGGCCGTAAATGCTCTTGTGCCGGTTGCAGGTTCAGCCGTGCGATGTGCTCAGCCTTGAACGGTAGAAACGATATCATCTGTCCTGAGTGTGCAACTGCGGCATGATCGCGAGCACGGTGCCTGGTAGCGGCTGGTCCCATCGCCAGCAGATGTAATTCTCGTTGCTATAATCGCCTTCCCATGTGAAATCCCCAACGTCGCCGGTAAATAAAGGCACGGCCTGGCCCGCGTTGTTGGCCGATGTGCGAAACACCAACCGGGTTAGATTGTCGAAGCTCGGGCCGACTTTCAGGCCCAGGCTATCAAGCACACGGATAACAACCTTGTGCGTCCGTTGCGTTTTTCCTTGCGCCGTGCCGTCCGCCGCTCCCGCTTCGAGTCTCAACATTTGCCCGTCGCTGTTGTAATTATATCCTAATTGCACGACGCTTCCAGCGCGGGCAAGTGTAACACCCCCGTTTGCAGTCACTGTAACATCGGGGTGCGTTGCCCCGTCCACCAGGCATTGAATTGTTTCGCCCGCCAGGTGGTGCAATCCACTAATCGACGTGGTGGCCGAACCGTTATAAGTGAGCCCGCAATCTACATAAAAGGCGTTGGCCTGAGTATCGTCCTGCTCCCACAGCTTCGTCATGTACTCAACGTACCGCTTGACCCCGCCGTTGATGTAGCGTTTAACCACCATCCACAATTCGTCGCGTGTGCCGTCTGCTGCGGGGATAACCGCGACAGATTCCACAAGCGCCGTTTCGGTATGCCCTGCGTCCGAATACCCGCCGAGTTCATGCTTGTGCCAGCCGAGAACTTTCTGGTCGCGTTCGTAGGTCATGCCTGCGAGCACGCCGTCGTTACGCGCGGCCCACACAATTGACTGCGGATCTTGCTGGTAAGCAAGTTCCTTCAAACCCGTGCGTGTTATGTGCTCGGATAATATCGTCATGTCCGGAGCGCGGAACCCGTCAACCTCATACACGTACGCAAGTTCACGAATTTTGCGCCCTGACTTCTGTATGAACAAGACGGCTTTACCGGCGCGCACGGCCTGTGTGTTTGTGCTGCCGTGCGCCGTTGACTGCTTGGCGGTTATATTCGTGGGTGATAACGCCTCGCTTTGCGATGAGGGCCGAATAATCCACTCCCCTTCTGCCGTCCCTACCAGCAGCGCCTTTTCGTCGCCCTTCATCCAGCGTATAACCTGCACGTCGTCGCTATTCATTGTCGCGGCCACGGCGTTGTCGGCAGCCACCACGCCATCGGTTGCGGTCGGCGCGAAGTTCTCATAGTCGCCCGACTTGGACCCGTCAACGCGCTGCGGGTCTGAACTGCTGCCACCGAAGAACAAACGGTCCTCGAAGAACGTCACGCAGGAAGGGTAGCCGGTGGTGTCTGAGTAGAGCCCCAGGCGCCATGAAGCGCTGGCGGTCGTAGCGCCGAATGCGTTCACCACGTCGGCATTTACAAACGTCGGGGACCCCACAAAAGTTATACGGGCGTAGCCCCACGTGCCGCCGTGCTTGATGCGGACAACCCTGCCCACATCGGTTAACGCAGTGAAAATTGCTGCGCTCGCAGTGAGGGTGATAGCACCTGTTGTTGCACTCGGGGTTATCGTCGTCGCCGTCGGGTTGGTCGTAAGATAAGGCCCGTCAAGAAATGTAATGGCTGTCAGCGTCCAGGCCGTATGCCCGGTGCGCGTCAGCTTGCGGGGTGCGTAGCTTGGGTGCGTGATGTAGAGCACGTCAGCGGACTGCGTAAACTTCAACTGGAACAGGTCCGCTTCGGCGTATGGCGTTGCTACTGTATAAACCCTTGACGCCGTCCCGCCGCTGCTGTACGCGGTGAACGCAGTGGAGTCTACACCGGACAACTCAAACGTATTAGCCGCAGCGTTGACATTCGCCACGGTCGCGCGGCGCCCGTTAAGTTCGGTCATGCCTACGATACCCGCCAGATCCATGTGGTTGCCGTTGGCTGGGTCTGTACCTGTGTAAGTCAGCACGGCGGGGTTCGCACGCGTTATTCCGGTTATCGTCAAACCTGTTTCCGTGACAGGCCCATTGTTGCGCTTGAAGCGCACATACATGTCACCAAACTCGATTATGTACGCTTGGGTGGTCGAGAACTTGAAGGCCACAACACGGGTGGCCTTGCTCGAATCCTTGACCTCGTCGCTGAAATAGGTAGCGGGACGGCGCGTGAGTCCGCCCTGGACGTAAGGCACATGGTTCAGGCACCGCGCCAGCGAGTTCTTGTACGCGTCGAAATCGACACGGCCCAACAACAAAGGGGACACTTCCCCACCGTTAAAACTGCTCTGGATCGGGCTGACCTTCGGCATTACCGCCTCACCGCCAACCAAGGATCTTCAGGCGCGTCTTCGGAAATGTTCTCGAAGGCGTTGGCCTGCCGCGCTTCCCGTATCGCCATCTTGTACTCGTTAAATGCGTCTGCTTTTTTCTGGTTCGATTGCGTCAGTTCTTCGCAGATATGCCAAGCCAGCTTTGCCGCGAAAGCGTCAACGAACAGCGGGTCGAATACTGTAGGATCTTCCACACTGGATATATAGAGTATTTCCAGGGTGTCGCCGTCGTTTGTGAGTATGGCCGCGGAACCGCCGTGATTCTCTATTTTCCAGTCGAGGCCGTGACGCGACGGGGGCAGGATGCGCAAGCAATCCGACGGCAGCGTGAACGCATAGCCAAAATCGAAATCAGGCGCCGTCGCATCCGGCGCAAGCGTTGTGCGTTTGACAGCGAAATTCCATTTGTGCGCGCGTAGCTCCCGATCGCGCACCAGTTCATAGCAGTTGTTTATCGACCGCGCATTGCGGCTGTCCTCTGTCAAAGACGTGATGCGGGCCGCGCCCAATTTCTGTAGCGCGAGGTTCGCTATTGATACGTCGGATACCGCCATCTCTATCTCCTACTTCTGCGACGAGCACTAACAATCCATTCCGATACCGTTGGAGTCGGCTCAGGCTCGGGGGCTACCCCGTTCGAACCTGTTACCCACACACCAGACAACTCAAGCACACTCCTAAACCCACCCGGTGCTGCGGTAGTGCGCTTTGATAGCCACACGCCCGACAACTCGAGTACGCTTCTAAAGCCGCCCGCCATATCATGCGGTGTCCACTGAAGTTATTGGCTCCGCTGCGGCGTCCGTAGTAATCGCCTGAGTGCCAAGAGTCGTCAGATCGTCGGGCTCGTACGTGACTAGGTTCGCGCCGCTGATAGCCACTTTGTTCACAAGTTTAGCGACCGCTCCGCCCAGGGACCGGAAACCTTTTGCATCGCCATCGGCCGAGGCTAGCGCGGTTGTCAAGCTGCGGCGAATTATGTGGTCGGCTACGCGGTTCGCTACAACCGCTTTCAAGTCGGCGGCTGTCTGTAGCGTGGCGTCTACCTTGCCCGCGTCAGTGAATGTAAGGCTGTCGGTTTTTGCTTTGATAGCGGCTATTTCGGTATCGAGAAAATCGTCAATAATGTTGACGCTGGCCTGCGTGGCTAGTGAGGTTAAACCCGAGCCCGTGGCTCCGATTAGACCAAAACTGTCGCCGGTTTGCGGGAAAGTTGGGAATGCCTGCACGGCTGCTGTTAGCGCACCCGTTCCCTTGAATTGAAAGGAGACATGATCGTAATTCGTTTCCGCCTGTGTTGGCTGGTATTGATGCAGACCGCTACCCTTGTGAGTAACCGTGCCGCCGCCCGCTGTCAGCGTGCCTCCATCCCCTTTTACCGATACGGTCACCGTGCCGGTGAAGTCGCTACCATCCGTTGCGCTGCACATCTGAGCATCAATAACCTGGGAAGCAACATTCTTCTTCATCGTGTCATGCCTATCATTACGTTGCTATTGCGCGCCCATGCCGGATTGAAACTTGATGGCGCAGCGCTGGTTGCCCATAACCTTCTCGCCGGCGCTTTGAATATCTGCCAAGGGTCTACGTATAGAGCCAGAACTTCTCCGGCAGAGAAAGCTCGATAGAAGAGCCCTATCGTGTCTACATCTCCCGACCAGTTACTATCTCCGTCATAGTCTGCTCCCACACCAAGATACTGTGAGGTAGTGGCGGCAGTAGCGGCCTGCCTGCTTACCTCCCTACCGTTGACATAGAGTATTGCGCTGGACCCGTCGAACACACCGAGAACAAAATCCCGTTTACCGACTACCTGTTGCCCACCCACGTTCACGTCAAGCGCCGAACTGTTCACCGTGAACATGTATTTTCCGGAAGAATCAGAGCCTAGATAAATGCCTCCGGTGTAACCGGTAGAAAGAAACCGAAAGTAGGAATTGTGAACTTTCGAAGGGCGAACCCACGCAAATATCGTGAACTTCTTCCCAATCGGGTCAATCGCTTTGTCGCTTCGGTAGTAGCCCGTACTCGAAAAATTCGTGGCGCGACCATGATCCCGGACTATAGAGGTAATTCCAGAGAGGAAGGGGCTAAAGTGGTTGCTGTTGGCAATATTCCGCCCATCAATCTGAAGCGGAGAAAGTATCACCGCGTCGGCGTACTCCGGGGAGGGCGGCGGAGAGTACTGCGGCTGCGTTATATGCCTCTGTTGTAGTTGGATCACGCCCATTTTAGACCGCCGTTGTTAGCTCGCTCAAGAAAGCCTCAACTGTTACCGCTTGGCCGGTGTTGCCGGTGAATTCAACCTCAAGGCACATAACAGCCGGGTCAATCGGCATACCAATTTCAGTAACCTCGCTTGCCTTTGTTCCCCCGCCGTAAGACGCTATTGTTTTCCAATCGGCGCCCGCAGACGCGGCGGCCGGAAGGGTTGAGTTATGCGCTATCAGGATATTGCACAAACACTGAACGGTTGGCCCCGTCCCGCCGTTTGTTATCTTGATTGTGAGGATGCCCCCGCCTTGAGCCGCGTTAAGATCAACCCTTCCTCTCGTTGTTGCTCCGGCTGCGTTGCTTGCCGATGCGACTAGTGTTCGAGCGTTTTTCGTTAATGCCATTAAGCCCCCTGCGCAAACACGTTTACCGCGCTGTTAACCGCCGTTTGTACCGTTGCGTCATCAGCCCCGGTAATAACAGCCAGGGTTGCAGACTTGTTCTGAGCCAGTACCGGCCACATCATTTTCAATCCGGCGGCCGCAGGGTCCCCGAATACCGTCTTAGCCCAGGCCAAGCGGTTTACATGGTTCGCGACCGTCTCCGCTTCAAGCATTATGTCTGTCGCCGCCACAACCACAGCGACACGCACTTTGTTGATCAGCGCTGTATTTCCGGAAGCGGAGAGAAGTTCGTCGTAAGTAGCCATCAGATCCCGGCCGCGAGTTCATTGATCGCCGCACGCGCTTTGGCGATTTTCGCTTCCAGAGAGTCGAGTTCCACTTTCTTAACCTCAATACTGTCTCTCAACTCTGCGTTGTTCTTTTCCAGTTCCGCCGTGCGGTCGCGTGTATCCAGGAAAACCGCATCGGCCTTCTCGCGCCGTTGCACAAGCTCGGCGTCGGCTTTCTTAATCAATGCGTCGGCTTTGGCTTTGGCGTCGGCGATAATCTTTCTTGCGTCGGCTCTCACCGCCAGTAGGTTACCTTCCGCTTTGTTCGTTTCGGCCTGAACCCGAGTCGCCTGTTCGTGCAGTGAAGCCACGTGGGCTTTGAGTTCCATCACGTTTTGCTCGTACCCGGCCAAAACCTTTAAGGCGTTTTCAGCTTCCTGGAACGCCTTGAATACTTTCGTCATGCGCTGGATTTCCACCAGCGCGGTATTCAATTCACTCATCGTCCGCGCCTCATAAAGAGCACAACGGTAAGGCTCGTCGTTCCGTCGCCCGCTGTGACACTCGGGCGCACGTACTTGACGATCTCCGTCGCTTGCTCAAGCCCCGCCGCTGTTTTGGTAATCGCGTTCCCTTGGGGATCGGTAAGGGCGTACCAGTTTGCGCCGTCGTTTGAGCCCTGCAAGGTCACAGATCCGCCGACGCCGAAAGTGCCGTCCACTTGCGCTGACATATCGGCGTGGTCGAAAGAAACCAGAGGCGCGCCCGTGTCGCCATTGGCAAGCCCCGTCCAGGTTATCGTTGAAGTGTTACCCGAATCGTCACGGGTTAATGCTTTTTCAGCCATTGGTCAACCCCTTTTAGGCGGGCGGGAATGCGTCTTTCTTGATGTAGTCCTCGATTGCGCGCAGTCCGAAGAGGGCGGCCTGCTTGGACATCCCGGTAGCGTCGTAAGTCACGCGAACTTCAATCGCGTCACCCGCCACGGAAGCCGCACCTTCCGTTACCTTGTCGATTGTGTGCTCACCGAGCACCACGCTGTAATAACGATCTGCCATTTGATGCCTCTTAACTTAGGCAGGGGCCGAAGCCCCTTACCTCTTGGTTTACAATACGTAGCGGGCGTTCAGACCTATAGCGCCCAAGCCGGTTGTAACTGCCGTAGTGGCGCAGGTCAGCGCGATATCGAAGTCGCACTTGGGATCTTCTGTCAACCCCGCGGCTTCCCACAGTTGTTGATTCCGCTTCGCGATTGTGTAGTTGGTGGATTCGTTCGATACTTCCGTGCCGTCCACCGCCGCGGCCACCGATACCGCCGAACCAAACAAGTCAACGTCAACCACCGCGCCGCCGTCGCTGTTCGTGCGGTACACGCCGATGTCGAACGCACCGGCAGTTTGCGCGGCCGAGAACAACCGCACGGACGACACAACCGCGTTTGAAGGCACTTGCACCATGCGGATAACGGACGTGACGCTCAGAGACGCCGGCAGCGAAGCCAGGTACCCGTTCACTTCCTTGGCGATTCCAGGTCCGCCGATGCCAGGGTTATTCAACACCGGGGGTGTTGCTTGACGGTTGGTTATCGCCGTGGACTTCAAAGTTAGATCAATAGCCATGATTACCTCTTAGAGTTTGACAAGGACGCGCGCCAGGTTCCCCCCGGCGCTCATTCTTATGCGCGATACGATTTGATATTGAAAACTTTGTCTTCGTCGAGGCGGGTAGCACCGAAGGTGCCGATAACATACGCTTGCATCGGTTCACCTTGAATGTCGTTACGCTTTGACACTGAGGCTTGCACTTCTTGCCACACGCCCAAATGCATACCGCTCTTCGCCCAAACCGGCACGTTGACTTCGTTGGTTCCCGCGGCGTGGGTTTCCACCAGTTCGCAGTACACGAAGTTGATGCCGAGGAACCTTTCGAGCTTGCCATCGCGCAGCACTGGCTTGTCGTTGCCATTGAATTCGCCCGAAGTAATTTGTATTTCCTGCAACAACGCACTCTCGTCTTTGGCGGTAAGTCCGCAGAAGAGCGGATCTTCGTCGAAGTCTATGTGCTTGCTGCGGGCCACTTCTCGAACGGCCAGGAGCTTCTGCACATTCAAACGGGAGTTGGAGCCGCCGACCGCAACGTCGATTTCATTGCCGCTATCGAACGAAGTGCTGGTAGCGCCTTGCTCGCCGGTTTTGGCTGCGCCTTGAAAAGCGGTGATGATTTCGTAATCCATCTTACGGCCCATCGCGTATACCGCGTTGGTGACGTAGAAGGATTCTGGATCGGTAATGAGGCGCAATTTATCGAACGTGTCGATCATTTGCGGCAGGTCGTAATCAACCGGATAAACCCACCGGCGATCGACGCCTGCATCGACACGGCCCATAGGGGCGAATCGGCTGGTGACGCGTTGTGCCTCGATCTTGTCGATCTGATCGACAGGCGAAGCTTGCTTGCCTACATAAGAGCCGGAAGTAACCAGGCTGCGGAGCTTGCTGCCCTTTTGCTGCAACAGCAAATTGACATTGGTGCCAAACTGCATTACATAGTGAGACGGGATATTTATGGACACGATAACCTCTACAAAAAACGATTAATGGAAAATTGTTTTTCGAAGGGCTTGCCCATCAAAGACGGGGCCGACTTCTTGCCTTACCGCAGGCTGCGGCGGGTCTTTCCCCGCCTGTCCACCGGCTCACTTGGGTGATTGTGAGTTTCCGGTTTTGCCCGGCAGCCCAAGGGTTTTGCCCTTGGCCGCCGCCCCTACCACGTATCCTTCGTAAATCTTTGCCCGCTCAATGACTTGTGTTGCTTCCCTGCTATGTGCATGAGCCAGCTTCAAACATTCAATTCTTACTTCTTCTAATGATGGCATTATCGCACCATATTGTGAGAACGTCAATAAATTAACCTTGCGGATAGGCTATGCGGTGCAGGCGATCCATCTCGGCCCGCGCATCGAAGCGTGTCTTGTCGTCCTTGCTGTTGAACTGCGATATGAACGCCTTATCCTGCCGCAGTTGAGAAATACGGGCTTGCGCCTGTTCGGGTGTCGCGCCGCCAAAACTGCCGCCGCCTTCGCCGCTGACAAGTCCGTTGGCAGGCACGGCAACCTTCGCGCCGATGTTATGCAGAAACTTCATCGCGGCCGCTGGCCCCATTGTCTGCTTGAGCGCAAGCAGTTGATCCTTGGACATGCCAAAGGACTCAGCCGCACGGTCCACCAGTTCCACGCGGGACTGATACTCGCCGCCCCATTCAGTCTTGAGCCGCCCCATCTCGGCTTCGTGCGCCTGTTGCGTTTTTTCCGTGTGGGCTTTGTTCAGTTCGGCGATGTAATTGTTGTTCATCTCGGCGAGCGTGCGGGCCTGGCTTGCGGATAATCCGGCTTTGTGAAACCACTCTTTCGCTGTCTTGGCGAACTCACCGTTGTCGCCTTCAGGCACGGGAATGTCGTACTTGTCGGCTGTCTCGGGGCGTCCGAGTTTGTTGTACACCTGGTCCCACTCGGCAGCATTGGCGTCAGTCGGCAGCTTGATGATCCGATCAGCCGGGGCGCCTGTCAGTTTTTCCAGATTGAGCGCGCTTTGCGCCAGCGCCGCCGGGTCCTTGAAACCCTTGGCCGTCACCCAGGAGCGAACGGACTCGTCGGCAATGCTTGAAGTCCAATCGGTAGCGGGTGCCGGCGCTGCGGTTGTTACCGGCGGCGTGGCGCCCGTCGGGGCCGTGGCAATGGTAGCAACGGGGTCGGCGGCGGGTGCAACAGGAGTTACATCAGTCATTGTTAGGGCCTTTCAAAGTTGAGCCGCTGTAGCGGCGGTACAAGTCCTCAGTGGACAAATTCAGGTGCTCGGATATGCGCAGCCACACTTCGCGCCGCCCGTCCAGCCTTGCCGCCATGTGCGGGTCCGGATGGGCGGTAGACGCATTGGCCCGGCAGAACTTAGCCAGGTCGGTAAGCACTGCGTCTACATCTACGCTTTCTTTATTGAACACGCGCCGGTAACTACCAGCGCGTCCTTTCAAAAAATCTTTCAGTCTTTCAAGTTGTTCCGCCAGCATTAAGGCGCTACTCCCTTCGCAACAGACGCCAGTGCTGGCGCCGCGTCCACCATCTGCTGTTCCTGCGCAGCCTGGGCGCGCCCTTGGCGCATTTGTAATACCTCATCCATCGACCGCTTCCACCGCTCGGGCACGGCCTGTATATCCAGTATCTCAGGCACCGCCACATCCCAATTGATGTGGTCCAGTGGTTCCGGGTTTTGGGTGATATTGATTACGCCCGCCATCCAGTCCACGGTGCGGAACAGGCCCGCCGCCTCTTCGGCTTTCTGCGCACGGGACAACGGGCTGTCGTATTCAATGGAGAACTCCCCCGCTGCTTCCCGCAGCGCATCGGGCATCGGCTCAAGAAGGCCCTGCATAGCCAGCAAGTCGATCTCGCGTTCGATCATTGGGCCTAATGATTCGGACTGCTGCCGCCCCATTGTCGGGGACAGCAGCGCGCCTTTCTCACGCGCCCGCTCTAATACTTCCGTCGCCGTCATCTGCGGCGTGTCAACAAGAATCTGGAACAGCGTGACGAGGAAAAAATCGTTGATGACGGCACGCTCTGCTTCCATCATCTCTTTTGCAAGGGACAGATTGCCCACCGGCAATGTCTGCACCAGTGCCCGGCCTTCCGCGCTGACGCCGCCGAAGTTGACCGCGCCGGGCTTCATCGAGAACGTATCAAGCACACCGTCGTCGTGGGCGAGCAACACAGGATCCACCGCGCGGTGGCCTTGCTTGAGCACCGTTTTCTTCTGCTCGTTAAGCACTTTCAGCGAAGGTAGCGCTGACATTGCGGGGCTGCGGCCGTATATCTCGCCAGGAGCCACATCGTAGCGGCTTATCGCGTATGGGAAAGTCGTGTGCCCGCCGTTCTGTACCAGCTTCTTCCGTGTCAGGGAAACGTAGTAATCCGTGAACGGAAAACCGCGTTCGTCCTTGCGCTCGGGGTCGTATCCCTCTGCATCACTGCGCGGCTGCACGCAATGGATAAACCAGTATTTCTGGTCGCATTTGTTGGTATCTTTTGCGTGCCTGACAATCTCTTCAGGAAGTTTTGATTCACCGAACTGCTGCAATGCCTGCCTTGCCGTGAGTTCGAACTTCCGGTAAGCGGTATCCACTATCCCCTGGTGGTTCTCCATAAAGAAGATTTCTCCCAGGTGGATGTATTTGTACCTCAATCCTTTTTCAACACGGTCAACCAGCCGGTCAACGTACAGGCAGCCCGTGCCGAAAGCGCCAAGCGCCAGGTAGTCCGCGCGCTTCTGCGATGCAAAATTGGCTTTGGGCGCGTACCGGTATTTGAACAACGCACGGGTCAGGTTCTCGAACCACAACCGCACACGCCGGTCTTTCAACAGGTCGTCGTTGCTCGGGATCGCCCGGTGCCACGTCGAATTGCGTGGAGTCAGCATAGACTCCATCGCCGACGCGAATCGCCCCAGGGCAAGGCCGCCAGTGGCGTCCGCCATCGTCTCGGTGCGTTTCTGGCCTTCAATACGAGTCATGCCGCGATTGACGAACGAACCGGCGTAATTAGGCAATATGCGCTCGGCTATTTCCTCGCAATGTGAGTCAAGCGTGCCGCGTTCGTTTATCGCCTTTTCGTGACGGCGAATGATTTCGTCGGCTATTTCATCGTCGCTGAGCTTTGACATTACCTTCCCAGGAACCTGCGGGATGAATTCAATGTGTCGCCGAGGAACCCGGCAAGAATGGTGGACGCCTTGCCCCGGCGCTCTTCTCCGGGCGGCTCGGGCGTCAATCCCTCAACCGCCGAAACTGTTTGGGGTTGCGCGGCTTGCGTCGGCTGGCGATCCCCTGTTATGTGACTGAAAAGGCCGTTCGAGATAGACTGTGGCACGCTCTTTCCGATATGCCCGAGAGGGTTCGACACTGACTGCCGTAACATTGCGCCCATCAAGCCCCCAGGAATTTTTTAGCGGGGCCGTCTTCTTCCCCTAGTGGATTTGTGAAAATGTTGGACGCGCGACCGGAATTACCCCGGCGTCGTCGCTCCTCATCGGAAGCAGCCTGCGCCGCTTTATCTTCAAGATCAGGCGGATCGGGTACGGGCTCGGGCGCCGGTAGCTTTGGGCTGCTGAACAAGCCGCCCATCTAAAAATCCCAGGTGTCGCGCATATCCGTCCCCGCCAAATATTCTTTACGCTGGTTGCTGAAGCCTGTCTTCCCTTGCTGCTCCAATCCCCGGCCCCTGTGGTATCCATTCATCTTGTGGGGTTTACACATAAGACAACCCGCCCGCGCATTCTTAGGTTTGCCGCGTTTGTGGTGCATGTGTAATTCCAAACATATAGTGTAAATCGCATGATATCAGCCAAACAGATTGTAGTCAACGTCTTGTGCCTGGCGGCCACGGGACGCGTACCTCGACGCCCGAATATCCCGCCGCGCCACGTTCACCGCGAAGGTGAGCGCAAAGGCGTCGCCATCGTCCGGGCTAGGGAGCCCGCGCGCCTTCATTGAGTCTTTCGATTCAAGCATTACCGCATCCTGTGATTTCCCGTGGAAGTGGTACTCAGGCGCAGTCAGGTCGCGGAAGAGGGCGCTGTCCGTATCAAGCGCCCCACCCGGCAGCCATGCCTTGATGCTGGCGTACATTTCGGTGCGCTTGTTCGCCCACTCTTTGCTTGACGCCGACGAGCCAAACCATACCTCATTCACTCGGTACTTCCGTGAGCGGAGCATATCGATGATCCCGGCCCCGGCATTACCAGCGTCAATGTTTACCGCATCGGGGTTTGTCTTGTCGATCCAGTGCGCGATTTCATTTGTCTGATACACAAGATCCATGTTCTTCATCCGCACCGCCGGTATGCTGCGGCCATCACGTCCTTGCCTGAAACGGATAACGGTCGAGTCGTTGCCATAGCGCGCAATATCCACCCCCATGATTAGGGGCGCGCCTTGGTCGTAGGGTATCTCCCGCTCCTGCGACGCCTGCACCAGTGCGTTTGATATGAATTGGTTGTTACCCTGTATCGGGAACTGGCCGTAGACTTCGACGCGGGCTTCATCGGAATCCACACCGTACTGATTGATAATCCCTTCATACGCCTTGGGGTCAACGCCATCGACTGTCCGGCTGTCGAGTTGCCGCAGTCTCCAAAAATTCTTGGCTGAATGGAAGCAATCGAAGAACGCGCCGCTGTTGGCCCGTGGGTTGCTATACGCCATCCAGTAGCGGTCGATGATCGGTTCGGTAAAGAATCCTTCCGACACTTTCCAGATGGAAGAATCGATACCGCTGCCTTCGTCCATCAGGAGAAGCACCCCGTTGTGGTTGTGCACCCCGGCAAATGCGTCGGGCTTTTCAGCCGACCAGGTTTGACCCTGGCAGTAATAGTAATTCGTGTCGATCTTCAGTTGGTCGTGCAGCAGTTTCTTGAACCATTCCGCCGGCCGGAAGTACCGCTTGCCCTGCTCGAACCAGTGCTCGTTGATGAGTAGTGTCGTCCACTTGCCAATCTCGGCGAACGTGCGGGACTCAAGCTGCGCCTCGGTGTTCGCGGTTACGATCGACGTGGAGCCGATGCGGGTTGTCATCATCCAGTCGCACAGCCACGAGAGGAAAGCCGACTTGCCCGATCCGCGCCCCGACGCCGTGGCCTTGCGGAACATGGCGGGTATGTTGCCAATATCCTTGGTGAGCTTCTGGTTCCTTATGTGCTCCCCAATTTCCTGCAAGTCTTCGCGTTGCCACGTTCGCGGCCCCTTGATGTGCTCGAGCGGTGTGCCTTCCTTACCCCACGGGTACGCGAACATCACGAAGGCTTCAGGGTCATCGGCCAGTTGGGGGTCCCATAATTCTGTCATAAGGGACTGTTCGTCTTTGGCTGAGTATTTCATTCGCTGTCCAGCGCCAGGAAGAACAGGAACCCCACGGCCACGCCCAGGAGAAATAATGTCATTGTCTTAAATGTCCGTAAATTTTTAAAATTTTATTTTGCCGGTGTCAATGGGTCCCGAGAATTCCCGAGCGGCAGCGAGGGACAGCCCCCACCCCCTGGTGGCACCCCCCGTCAGTCATCGAAAGGGTTGGCAATCGGTGTCTTGATCGGCTCGACTGATATTACATCAGAGGTTTTATCAGTCAATAGCGCAGTAGAATCAATAGCTTGTATATCTTCTACATCCGTTGAGTCGCTACTGAGTCGCTGTGCCCGGCGTTTAGCTTCTATTAGGGCGCCGGATATATCCACGGTTTGCTTGATATCAACCTCGACACGCTCACCATAAGTATTGCGGTGCCATTTACTTGCAAGCCATTTGCGCGCGTCGATCTGATTCCTGGCGTGCTGCGGGTTTATAGATGTGTCGTCAGCTATTTTCAGGGTCTCAGACGCCATTAAATCGCTAAGAATCTCTTTTGCGCGTGTGTATTGAGCCGCCAGGTCAGAATGGGTTACTAATTGACGGTGGAAATCACCTGAATTCATACCGTGTTGGATTAACGCGGCTTTCAACGTGCCGCCTTCCATGAAAGTCTGCAATACAAGTTTGGCTTGATCTGTGCGGTTCATTCTTGTAAATCTATCAATATATTGGGGTTTTGGCAATAGAATAATGAGATTAAAGAAATATGTTGCAATAATCGAAACATTGTGTATAATTCGAATCGCTAACTAACCAAACGGAGAAAACAATATGCTGAAATCAGGCGACAAGGTAGTGATCAACAAGACCGGCCAACGCGGGGTTATCGCTCACGTTATAAAGGATCGTGTTTCAAATAAAACATTTTACCAGATAGATTTCGCCAACGGTAAATATGATCTCTACAGCAAAAAGGCCATTAGTCTCGCGCCTGCAATTGATTAATACACAACATTAGGATAAAACAACATGCCTTACCACATTGAGTGTCGGCGCTGGTTCCAAAAAACGTATGGCAATACGTACCACAGCGTCAGAGTCCACAAAGACGGTGCGCAGATTTTAACCGTCCCGTTCAGCTACGGCTACGGGGATCAATGCTTAGAAACAGCCTTATCAGCTATGGCGGACGCGGGATTGATTCCGCCCAGAACGCGCCACGGTAACGGTGGCTACCTAGAGTCCGGGACGCGATGGGTTAGGGAGGACTTGGGTGCGCTTTACACAGTGGTGGACGTGGACCGTAAAAAAGATTTGTAAAACCGCAGCTTGTTGCGCCTATCAGATTGAGATGGGCGCAACAGGATGTGGCTTTCACATCGATAAACTAGAGGAAAATAAAATGACTAAATCTGAAGCACTCGCAGCGTTGAGATTGATTATTAAGCCGGGCGATACAGTTTATACCGTGTTGCGTTACGCCGGCGTGAAGGTCAAGCATGTTTCCGCGTTTGTGGTGGTGGATGGGAAAATCCAGGATATTACTTACCAGGTAGCGCAAGCGATAGACGCGTCGTTAGACGCGGACGGCGCTATCCAAGCCACCTTGACCACTGACATTGTGCGAGGGCTAGGTGAAGCTTTGCGCCCAGGTGGTGAGCCGCTAAATCACGTCCGGTTGTGAAACCGTAGCTTGTTGCGGCTGCCGCGATGCGGCGGCCTCAATGAGATGCGGTTTTATCATTGACTAAAAACGGAGGTTAAATCTTGATTGATTTTTACGGCGAAGAGATCGACCCGGCTAAGGTCGCAAATTATCAGCAACACGTAGCAAGCGGAACAGTACCGCGCAAAAGCGAGATACCGTACACAAGGCAGCGACGAGATACCCGCACAATGGCGAATATACCCACTAGATGGACGAGTAGCCCATCACGGTATATTGCTGCGTTTGACAGGCTCAACAATCTAAAATCTGTTGAATTCGTATTCAACAAATAAACAAAAGGGGAAACGGAAATGTCAAGAAACTTTAAATGGGCCTACGGTAGCGCGCCGATGGCGGCAGACGCTAAAATGAACGTACAATGGGCGGCGCAATTAATCAAATCCTGGCGGAAGGCAGGTTACACCGTAACACGCGAAACAAGAGGTTTGATTCGCTGCCAGTGCGGCGGCGTTATCGCGTGGATGGCGTTTTCCCGAAAAGCGCACACCTTATAACAACAGCGCCACGAACTCAGCCCGGACGGTTAATAGCCACCGGGCTTTTTCTTTGCCCTTTGCTGGAACAAGGGGAACATTTTGGTACAAAAATCGGCTTTAATTTTCAAGGAGTTGTATCTCTGTTCCTGTATTTCTTATTTTAAATAGTTAAAATAAGAATAGATATAATAGGTTATTACCTTATGGCCGCAGCCCGGTGGCTATTGCGTCTGTTTTTCCTGCCGGACTGAACCCCATTAATAATGGACTGAATAGGAATTTCAGGATATATTGTTGATTTAAACAACATGTTGAGGTAAGCGAAATGCAGCGAAGTTCCTCTTTGGTACGGAACATAAGGGAGAATCCACGTATACGATCCGTAAAGCTACGCGATTTCATGCTTTCCACGCTACAGGATGAAGGCGTTATCCGGTTGACGGACGTTAGAGAACGGTTCGAAGCCAGATACAAACTGAAGCTAGGCCCGCAACTGGTAAGTCAGCAAGCGCGGCTACTCGACCGCGATGGGTATCTGCACCGCGTGTGCCGCGGTGTTTATCAACGCAAAGGCGGTGCGGAGCCCAACCCGATACAGGAGCTACATACAAAATGGCCTGTCACCGCCCGAGTGTTTGAGGTCTTGCTGGCCAGGCATGAGCGCAGGGTTTTTGCGGTGGATCTGGCGCGGCTCGCGGAGACGCCAAACCTGGGCGTTCACATAAAGAGGCTAAAAGGGTTGGGACTCGCGCATCGGGTAGGCGGCTCTAATGGCGCGCCAGGTGGGTACCAGGCCAGCGCGTTAGCCGTGTCGCTTCGTAAAGGTTTGCCGTTGTAGCATCACACAAAACAAAGGGCGCTCAAGGCGCCCTCGTCTTTCCCGACCCATAACCGAATCAAGTCCGGATCCATGAAACAGGGGCCGCCCAATCGATCCTGACCCCGTCCACTTTCTCAGCATCTCCCCGAGGCGTCCGGAATGGCGTCAGATTCCACTTTCCAGGCTCGTAGCCGCGATTTAAAATCCGCATGTACCTTGGACCACCCTCTGCCGTTTGAATCACTGCAAGCCGTCCTACGGCCTCCGGTTCTAACCTGTCGCTCCGAGTGTAATAGACTACCCACCCGTCCAGCAAGCGCAGCGCAGAGGCGTTATCACCCACGCCAGGTGGCGAAGGCACGAACAACGGCCCTTCGATCTGCTCGATATGCACCAAGCCCTGATTATCCGCCCATCCCACTACAGGCACCTTCCCCTCCAAAGCTTTAGGTGGCTCAATGCCGCCACGCTCCATAACCTCTTCCACGGGTACGCCGAAAACTTCCGATAGCCGTGCGGCTTCCTCAAGCGACATCTTGCGCTTGCCGCGAATCATCAAACTTACAGCGGCAGGATCGAGGTCCAGCTTCACGGCCAGTTTCCGTTGAGATATTTTCTTATCCTCAATTCTGTGTCTAAACCAAGTGGTATCAATGGGTTGTGGCATTATATGCACTCCTGGCAGGTGTTATTAGTTGTTGATTTATCAATTCTTTTTGTTAATATGTTTCGATTTTCGAAACATGAGCGGATGATACACAGAAACCGTGAAGGCGTCAACTAGTCCGTTTGGACTATCGTTTCACCGATACTGCTTGACAATTAGTTGTGATTTTCGTAACATCTTGCGAAACACGTAACATAAAGGTTTATGAAATGATGACGCAAGCGGCGAAGACTCAAGCAGACAGGATTATAGCCAAGTTTGGCGGCGCTCGCGGTCTTGCACGGGCGCTTCAAGCTCTCGGCGATACACATCAACTCAGATCCCCGGCGGTTATCTATCGCTGGACATATCCGAAGACTCGCGGCGGCACTGGTGGTAAGATTCCGTCAAGCGCCCTGGACGCAGTTATCCGGGCCGCGCGACTGGAAGGCATACTTATAACCGCGGATGACCTGTACGGAGATTTGAAATGAAAAACACAGCCCTTTTAATCGCCTTAATCGTGGCGTCAAGCGCATCAGCCTATGACTACAATTACCCGGACGACTCAACAAGGTACCAACAGGAAGCGGACCGCAACGAGGCAGAGTTTCGCCAGCGGGAGCAAAGCCGCCGACTGAATCGTGTCGAGTCAGACTTGAGATATCAACAACAGCTTGACCAGATCGAAAGGAACCACCGGGATATTTACGGCAATTCCATCAACCCGGTCAAGCCTTATTAACCGCAGCAACAGGAGAACCGGAAAGTGAGCAAATATCAAGTAGGGCAGCGGGTGGTCATATCTAGGCCTATCGGGGGTGAAAGCATGGTGGGCCGCAAGGCCACTGTTCTTTCCACCCCGGACAAATTTAAAACTGAGCGCGGGTTAATGGTTTCCGGCTATCACATCGTAATCGATGGCCTTGGAACCAAACCCTTTGTGGCCGAAGAAAGCGAACTCGATCCGGTTCTCGTACCTGTTTTCGTCGATACGGCGCCCGCAGTTAGGGCTCGTCGTTTCGAAGGTATCAAGGTTACGGCGTGAACGCCCCATACTGGCGCAGGCAAACGCGAATTCCAATGGGGCAGAAAGCGCTTGCCTGGGGTTTTTTAGCCATCGTCTGGTTTTCCTTTGCCTTCGTGGTTGGGTTTATCACATCATGCATATAAAACCCCAATATATTCTTGGCATAGACCCCGGCTTGTCCGGAGCGCTTGCCCTGTTCGATCCGGAAACTTCAGACATTGAAGTGCTGGACATGCCGATACACAACGTAACCGTGAACGGCAAGAAAAAGAAAACCCTGGACCTGTACGCGCTCGCCCGGTGGATAGACGTAAACGCGAGCCGGATACGGGAAGCGATTATCGAAGATCCGCACGCCATGCCAGGGCAAGGGGTATCAAGCTCATTTAATTTTGGGTTTGGCTGCGGAGTGGCGCAAACCATAGTGGCCAGCGCCTTGATACCCATGACACTTGTGCGCCCCGCCACCTGGAAACGGGAAATGAAATTGACAGCAGACAAGGATATATCCCGCCGCCGCGCGTCGATGGTATTTCCGCAGCACAGCGATAAGTGGGCATTAAAAAAACAGGATGGGAGAGCCGAGGCGGTTCTACTGGCTTTATACAGGAGCAAAATGAGATGAAGATACCGGAAGGATGGAAATTAGTGCCAACAAAGTTAACAGCCGAGAATGGAATGAAGGCCGCATTGATAGGTGAGTTCCACGTTCCCTTTCCTGAGTTGGACGAAGACGGGAACGAACATATTCGCAAGGTTAACGTGCCGTGGACCGTCATCAAGAAAATTCACCAGGCGATGATTGCTGCCGCCCCGACACCGCCAGCGCCAGAGGTTGAGCCTTTCCACCATAAGCCCGCATCGCCTGAAGATATGGCTGTATACCAATCCATAGCGGATAACTACGCAAAAGATGCGCCAGAGGTTGAGCCGGTAGCGTGGCATGTGAAACGTGCTGCATTTAAGCAATATAACAACGGCGGTGAATTTTATGGCCGAGATGAAGCGTTCTTTAACGCAGGATTTGATGCTGGTTACGCGCACCACCCCGCCAACGACGGACTGAGGAATGCGGCGCGGCAATACCTGAAATCGTGCGATCACGGAAATGCAGATGAGCGGCGCAGGGATTTAGAAAACCTCCGCGCCGAACTGAACAAGTGAACGCCCTCCTGCTTTTTATCGCCACCTTCGTTGCTGTTTTCGCATTGGGTTTTCAAAGCCTCAATGTTAATAAAGGGCACCCGAAGGCGGCGTTCTTTACCAGTTTCCTGATAGGCACCGGAAACCTGGCGATTCTGAAACTTGTGCCGGGTACTGAAGCGCATCTTGAAATAGCCGCGTACCTGCTCGGCGGGCCTTTCGGTATCGTCGCTAGTATGTGGGTACACAATAAATTTATGGGGAGGAAATAATGGATCTTTTGGAAATGATACGAGCGCCATACGTACACGCGGCCAGGAAACACGGCCTTTGCGAGCGAGGAGGTTTTGCGTACCCGGATGAATACGCGGATCAAGAAATTAACCGCATGGATAATGTCACGCTAATTCAAGCTATTAGTGACGCACTGAATGACGATGCCGCCAATGGAAACTAAACCCACAAACCCCAAAGATATAGTGGGCAGTTCAAAGCTGCCCCTGGACCTCGCGCCCGATACGATTAAAGCCGAGGTAGCGCTTGCCCACCTAGAAGGCGCCTTGAAATACGGGCGCTATAACTGGCGAATCGCCGGGGTCCGTGCAAGCATTTATAAAGCGGCTGCGGAACGCCATTTGATGAAATGGTGGAACGGCGAGGACTACGACCAGACCACACGGGTAAAGCACCTTGCCAGTGTAATAGCGTGCGCCGGAATACTGCTTGACGCTGAACTGTGCGGGAAGCTCACGGACGACCGGCCGCCTCGGGCGCCCATCGGCGCGTTGATCGAACAAGCAGAGAAGACCGTCAAGCACCTGAAGGACCTCTTTAAAGACCATGACCCAAGACACTACACAATCGACGACTCTATTCCCCTACCAGATTTACGGGGCGAACTGGCTATCGGAGAAGAGATACGCGCTGCTGGCGGACGAAATGGGCCTGGGGAAATCGGCACAAGCGATAACAGCTTGCGATCACATACAGGCGTTGAAAATACTGGTGCTGTGTCCGGCGGTAGCTCGAGTGAACTGGATCCGCGAGTTCGCGAAGTTCTCGACGCGAAAGCTGAGTATTGGAGTGGTGGAGTCCGGGGCGGCAACGACCAATTTTATAAATGGGTTGAGTTGTTCATACGACTTACTCCTGAACAAAAAGATAAGTTCCGCGCTATTGAGCGTGAGTTGGGACGTACTGATTCTTGATGAAAGCCACTACCTTAAAGCCACTGACGCCGCCCGCTCCAAAATTGTCCTTGGAACGGACGGGCTCGTCCATAAGGCGCGGCGAACCTGGCTTGTGTCCGGGACGCCCGCCCCAAACCACAATGGCGAGTTGTGGATCATGTGCTACGTGTTTGGGCTCACAAAGCTCTCTTACGAGTCTTTTCTGGAAAGATATTGCATCGTTGAACGTGTCGCCGTACGTACGCCGGGCGGTCATTGCATTTGGCGGGATGCTATCAAGGGATCGAAAAATATTGATGAACTCAAGGCGCTCATCGCCCCGTTCATCCTGCGAAGAAGGAAAGACCAAGTGCTGAAAGATTTACCCCCAATACTCTATACAAACGTGGTTGTCGAGGCGGCCGAGGTCGATTTCATGCGCTGGTATCCTGAAGTCGCGGCGGGCGTGACGCCCGAGGCCAAGATGCGCCAGGACATAGCCGAACAGCAAGCCGCTGTCGATTCCATTGCGAAAGTCGCGCAGATGGGCACGGACCTGATAACGGCGCTCGGGGCTTTACAAGACCGCGTGCAAAAATCTCGCCGCTACGTCGGGCTACAGAAAACCCCGGCAATTGCGGAAATCATCAAGGCCGAACTCGCGGCCAAAGCGTACGACAAGATTGTCTTGTTTGCCTGGCACCGCGATGTAATCGTCGATTTGCAGGAGCGATTGAAGGACTTCAAGCCCGTTACGCTGTTCGGCGGCACGGATCCCGATCGCCGGGACAAGAACATAAAGAAATTCCAGAAGGACCCCAAATGCCGTGTTTTCATCGGCAACATACGCGCGGCGGGCATTGCAATTACCTTGACTGCCGCGCATGAAGTGGGGTTTGTCGAGTCGAGTTGGGTGCCGGCGGATAACGCCCAGGCTGCCATGCGGGTACATCGCATAGGGCAGACCAAACCGGTGCGTTGCCGGTTCTTCGCGCTGGCGAACTCGACCGACGAAAAAGTGCAACAAGTGCTAAAACGCAAGACCCGGGATACCACACGGCTATTCGATGAGGATACGAAAAAAGAAGTTATCAATCCTTTTGAAGATTAGATTGTGATTTTCTCAACACAGTAGTATTATCTCAACCTCATACAAAACGAAAAGGCAAAAAGATGACATACGAAGTAACCATAAAAGCAGATAACGGGCCGGACTTGGAAGCACTTCTTAAGGCATTCGGCCGCGGATTGGAGCCTCTGCCCGTACAGACAATGGCGCCGATAGCCATCCATATACCTGAAGGAACGGCCCCAACGGGTTCAATCCAAGAATCACTCTCACAAGTTCTCCCCGTGCGCGAGCAACCGGAAGTCACGATCACGACAACCGCCGAAGCCGCAGCACCCGAAGCACCGAAACAAAAACGAACACGCAAGGTTACACAGGCGCCTGATCCCGTGGCGCAAGCGGTATCAGTTACGGATTCCCAGGCGCAGGTGGACAACAGCGCCAGCGAAGTCTCAGGCACTCCTCCTGAGATGAAATCGCCGGAAGAGGCGGCGGGCGACACAACGGGCACGCCAATGTCCGCGCCTGCCGCCTCTGTCGTTACCTTTGACGACATGAAGGCGAAGCTGCAAGCCGTAGCCGCGAAGATCGGCGGCGATGAAGGGCTCGCCCACGTGAGCGAAATCATAGGTAAATTCGGCGCGCGCAAGATCAAAGAAGTGCCGGAAGATAAGTTCGCTGAAGCCGTGGCACTGTGCGAAAAGGCGCTGTCATGAGAACGCCGCACGTACATGCAGTGGTAATCAAAGCTTGGGCCGACGGGGCGCAGATACAAATTAAAGAACGCGGTAAGTGGGTTGACTATCGAATTGATAGCGCCCCTCATTGGGTACCCGCTATGGAGTACCGCGTCAAGCCGGAAACCCTTCGGTACCGGGTGGCGCTACACAAACAAATTCACTTTGGAGGCTTCTTCACCGGCGTTGTAAGCAACGATGATGGGGCAGTGGTTGTAGAGGGATGCGCCACCTTCGTCCGCTGGTTAACCAACTGGGTCGAGGTGGAAGTATGAGCCACCGCGCAGCCAAAAAGATACGCCAGTTTCTACGCCGCAACAATATCGGCGTGCAAGGCGCGAGCTACGAAATGCCGGGCGGGATGCGTGAAGTTGCGCAACCCACAGGTGAACTCGGCAAGGACGGCAAGCCGGTTTTCCGCCGCTTTCTGAAAACAGGCACGATCAAGCTGCAAGATAACTGCGCCCGTGCGATGTACAAAGACATGAAACGCCACGGGCAGGTGCCGGCATGACGGCCCATTCCAAAATAGGCGCAAGCTCGATGTACCGGTGGAGCATGTGCCCTGGAAGCGTTAAAGCTTCCGAAGGCATTGAATCACGCTCATCGAAGTACGCGGAAGAGGGCACCAAAGCGCACGACATGGCCGCCGATTTTCTGGAAGGCAAGGGGGTAGCCGCTGACGACGAGGTAATGCACGAAGCGGTGCTTGAATATGGCTACTTCGTGCGCGATCACGTCGATCCGGGCGATACGTTGCTCGTTGAGCATCAATTCGACCTGACGAAGATACACGCCGGTTGCTTCGGGACCGCCGATGCAGTTATCTGGAAACCCGCGACTAAACGCTTGATGGTAATTGATTTCAAGTATGGCGCTGGTATCCAGGTCGAGGTTACGGATAACCCGCAGCTAATGTATTACGCCCTGGGTGCTCTCGTGACGTGCGGCTTCAGCCCGATGACGGTTGAGATGGTAATCGTTCAACCGCGTTGTGCCCATCCGGACGGCCCGATTCGTTCGCAGGTGATTGATGCTATCGACTTGTTGGACTTCAAAACCGACCTGAAGGACTACGCACTCGCCACCGAAAAACCCGACGCGCCGCTTGTGCCGGGTAGCTGGTGTGGATTCTGCCCCGCGGCGGGTACTTGCCCCTCGCTTCAGAACAAAGCTCAAGCCGTGGCGAAGATGGAGTTCAGCCCCGTTCTATCGTACGACCCCGCGAAGCTGAAACTGGCCCTTGACTCCCGCGAAGTTGTCAAGGCGTGGCTGAAAGCAGTCGATGAGTTTGCCTACGCTGAAGCTGAAGCAGGGCGCACGCCGCCCGGTTACAAGCTGGTGGCGAAGCGAGCGACACGCAAATGGCGGAATGAAGGCGACGCCATGACCGCGTTGCAGGGCAAAGGGGTGGCGACTTCCGCTTTTATGGAAACCGCCATTAAATCCCCCGCGCAGTTGGAAAAGCTGTTAGGCAAAGGGTTTATAGACGAGTTGGTGGTAGCGGAATCCAGCGGCCACACACTCGCGCCGGAAAGCGACAAACGCCCGTCGGTCAAGCCGAACGCCAAAGAAGAGTTTTCGGTAGTTGAAGGGTAACAAGCGATACCCGGACGCTTTCCGGGCAAACTGTTGTAAATGATTGAAGAGGTATGTATGGCAAACGTTTTAACCCCTGAATTCCGTGTCTCCTACGCACACGTTTTCAAACCGCAGAAAAACGATCTTAACGGCAACATGGAATATTCCGTCGTCGCCATTTTCGATAAGGGCGCGGACCTGTCGGCGTTGAAATCCGCCGCAGAAGATGCACTGATGGAAAAGTTCGGCGCAAATAAAGCCAACTGGCCCGCCACCCTGAAAAGCCCCTTCCGTAAGTGCAAAGAGCGGTGGAGCTTTAAGGACGGCAAGCAGGTTATCCCGGCTGGCTACGAAGATCCCGACGCAGTGTTCATGACTTTTAAGCAGAACGCTGACAAGGGCAAGCCCGGCCTGGTGGACAATCAGGTCCAGGACATCATCGAACCGCAACACTTCTATTCCGGCTGCTACGCTCGCGCTTCGGTTCGTGCGTTCGGCTACGACCAGAAGGGCAACCGCGGCGCGTCGTTCGGCCTGGGCAACATACAGAAGATGCGCGAAGGCGAACCGTTGGGTGGGCGCACTGCTCCATCGCAAGACTTCACCCCTGTTGGTGAGGTAAAGACCAGCGCAGGCGTTTTCGACGACTAGGCGTTGTGATATTCTCAACATATTGAGGTAATGAGGGACGCTGTAAAGCGTTCCTCTTTTTGATGGAGTAGAAATGCAAAAACTGAATATTAGAATCGCGGCGGCGATGTCGGGCCTTCGCGGAGCGAAAAAGCGGTTGGCCGCAGTGAAAACTGAGGTTCAGGCGAAGTGCAAACACCATCGAGTAGCTGAGACGCCTTGGAAGTCACTGGCTTTCAGTGGGGGCCTGAACCCCCTGCGAATATGTTTGTCCTGCGGCTACGAAGAAGAGGGCAGTCATTGGTCTGGCGGAAACCAGTGGAGCGAGAAGGACTATAAAGACGCTGTGCTTGGGAACAAGCCAGAGCGGGACGTCCTATTGGTAAACGATCGGGATAGCTTCTACATGTTGAGGCTGCCGATATGAGCGAAGCCCTTCACGTCGATTTTGAAACGCGCAGCACGATCGAACTGCCAGCCGTAGGAATTGATATCTACTCGCGCCACCCCGACACCGATGTTTGGTGCATGGCTTACTGCTTGGGCGCCGGTGATGTGCAAATCTGGCGGATGGGCGAACCATTCGGCGAGTTCGCTAACTTTACCGGCTTTGTGGCTATGCACGTTCAAAGCGGCGGTATCGTTATGGCCCACAACGCCGCCTTCGAGCTTGCGATCTGGAACAACATAATGGTTCCCCGCTACGGGTGGCCGGAACTCAAGCCCGAGCAAGTGCGTTGCACGATGGCTATGGCATACAGCATGGCGCTACCCGGCAGCCTCGAAAAAGCGGCGGCCGCCGTCGGTATCAGCGAGCAAAAGGATATGAAGGGCTCGCGGCTCATGATGCAAATGTGCCGCCCGCGCCAAATGCCTGAAGATCCGAAAGGGCAGGGCGGCACGTGGGCGCACGAAAAAATCCATTGGTGGGACGAGCCGGAAAAGCTGGAAACCCTTTACGCTTATTGCAAGCAGGACGTGCGAGTGGAGCGCGAACTTGAAAAGCGGGTGTTGCAGCTTTCCGATTCCGAGCAAAAGCTTTGGGCGCTTGACTACAAGATAAACAACAGGGGGGTCTATGTTGATAAGCCAGCAATCGAAGCGGCGATTAGAGTGGTTGAGTACGAGCAAAAACGTTTGGCCGTGGCAATACGCGAAACTACTGGCAACGCGGTATCCGTCCCATCAGAAGTCGCGGCGCTTACGCGGTGGGTTGCGGCTAACGGTGTGGAAGTTGGATCTCTTGCGAAAGCGGATATATTGGATTTACTCGCCTTGGACACTCTGCCTGAAAAAGTACGTAAGGCACTATCGATAAGGCAGGAATACGCCAAGTCATCCACGGCAAAGCTGAAATCCATGCTTTCCGCCATTTCCCACGATGGCCGCGTCAAGAACATTCTGCAATATCACGGTGCCGGTACAGGCCGGTGGGCGGGCCGCCGAATCCAGCCGCAGAATATGCCCCGCCCGAAGCTATCCCAGGAAGAGATCGATGAAGTGCTTGAATTCCTGCCGCGTCTGAATCCTGAAGCCGCAATACAAAGAATCGAACTACTCTACGGCCCCGCCATGTCGGTTATATCCGATTGCCTGCGGGGAATGATTACCGCAGCGCCAGGCCATGAGCTTATAGCCGCCGACTTTGCAAACATCGAAGGCCGCGTATTGGCATGGCTCGCCGGGGAAGAGTGGAAGCTGAACGCCTTCCGTGAATACGACGCGGGTATTGGGCCGGATCTTTACATTCTCACGTATGCAAAATCGTTCGGCCTCGACCACAAGACTATCAACAAGAAGGACCCGCGCAGGCAAGTGGGTAAGGTGGAAGAGCTCGCGTTCGGTTTCGGCGGCGGCGTCGGTGCCTGGCGGACGATGGAGAAAGCCTACAACCCCCCGAAGATGAGCGACGACGAAGTGGACGACATCAAGAACAGATGGCGTGAAGCCCACCCACGTATCAAGCAGTATTGGTACGACCTGGAAAACGCAGCCACCGACGCGGTAATGAATCCCGGCCACACGCTTACCGCAGGGCCGAAGGGCCGCGAGATCAAGTTCAAGGTCAAAGGCTCGTTCCTGTTCTGCCAATTGCCGAGCAAGCGTGTTCTCACCTACCCGTACCCGAAGCTGAAGCCGAAGGAAACGCCCTGGGGCGCGATGAAAGAATGCGTTCACTACATGACCGTGGATGGCACAACAAACAAGTGGGTTGAGACACACACCTACGGCGGAAAAATTTCGGAAAATGTTACGCAGGCTCTAGCCCGCGACGTGTTGGCCGAAGCGATTGTGCGGTTGGAAGAAACGAACCTGCCAGTAATTTTACATGTTCATGATGAGGCCGTCATCGAGATACCGGACGAGTATGCAACGGACGGGATGCTGGACGCAGTGAACGAACACATGGCGAAAACCCCATCATGGGCCGAAGGGCTGCCGGTTGCAGTCGAAGGATGGAGAGGAAAGAGGTATAGAAAATGAGCAAAGAAACTTGGTTTGTGGTGGGGAATATCTGGTTGGCCGCATCTTACGGGGTGAACGATATCGCGGCCATTGTGGTTTGTGTGCTATTCGGTGTCGCGGCTTTCGCGATTGCCAGTGGGAAATAATCATGGCTGACGAAATAGATCAAGGCAACGAAACCGCCGAATTTTTCCTGGACCTTGCGTTGAGGAAACAGCAACAACAGGACGTTTCCACACCAAAGGGAATAGGCATGTGCCTGAGTTGCGAGACGGATATTGACGACGATCGGCGGTGGTGCGACGCCGCGTGCAGGGACGACTACCAGAAAGCGCAATGGCAGGCGAAGCAAATAGCGAGGTGTGACGACGATGAAGAGTATTGATTACGCCGTAAAGCTGGCGAAGATGGGCTTTCACATTTTCCCTTTGCTGTCCGACCGCAAGACGCCGCCCAAGGGCATGCACTTCAAGGAGAGCGCGACACGGAGTGTTACGGCGCTGGTTGGTTGGTTCGATAACACTGACGCGAACATAGGAATATTCACCGAAAAGTTCGGCGACGATAAGGCGCTTATCGTTGTCGATGTTGACGTAAAGGATGGAAAAAATGGAGAACAAACATTACTCAAGCTCGAACTCGAGGGATTTGAACTACCAGAAACCCTCGCTCAAAGGACTGCAAATGGAGGTAGACACCTTATATTTGCGAGCGACGCACCCGTCCGCCCAGGCGCGAATGTACTTGGTAAAGGCCTCGATATCCGAAGCGGGGGATCTTACATTGTCGGCGCAGGAAGTGTTATCGGAAGCGGAGCGTACACAATTGACGACACCCCAATCGCTGACGCCCCCGACTGGCTCATTGAGCGGTGCCGGGCAGTAAAGGAAAAATCCACCGTCGAAGCATCAATCGTGGAAGGCGTGGATCATGATCGCGCCGCCACCCGAGTAATCAAGTATTTGGAAACCGAAGCGCCATTGTCCATCGAAGGGCAGGGTGGCGACGAGACAGCGTACCGGGTTGCTGCGCGCTGCAAGGACTTGGGAATAAACGAGAGTGGTTGCGCGCAGTTAATGTATGACCACTGGAACGAGCGCTGCTCCCCACCGTGGGCGTATGTCGCGCTTCTCGTCAAGGTGCGCAACGCGTACGAGTACGGCCACGAGCCGCAAGGGATAGCCGCGCCCGAAGCCGAGTTTAAACCGGTTCCCACCCCGCCAGGTGCGCCCCAACTGAAGGACCCCATCGAAGCCTTGAACGACCGTTACGCTTTCGTGCTGGCGGGCGGCGGGGCGCAGGTGCTTTGGGAAACGACCGACGCGAACGGGAAATACAAGCTCGATCACCTATCGCTCGGGGCGTTCCACGCCGACTTCGCCAACAAAAAGATGGTCGTCGGGAAGAAAGAACAATCAATCTCGCAGCTTTGGCTTGAGTCGAAGGGCCGCCGCAGCTACGCGGGAATCGTGTTTATGCCGGGGCAACAAGCTCCGGATCGCTTTTATAACTTATGG